ACGCTTGCCGGTGAGGATTGCTGCGGGGAGGACGAACCATCCGAGGGCAAGAGCAGAGACAGTGTTGGCTGCTTCAGGATGGGTTGCGGGTTTGGTCTGCGCCATTGCTGGCAGGGCGATCAGCGCTGCGATCAGGACGAGGAACTTCATCTTGATTCTCCTTTAGAGGGTGGGTTAAAACACATGAACCGATACACCACTGACTTGCACTGGGAGTGGAGCAGCCGGCGAGGATGAGTGGAAGTAGGTAGCGGATCATGCTGCGGGTCCGAAAACGAAATAGTTGCAGCGGAAAGCGCCAACATACGCCACACCATTCTGGCGAGAACGCACATTGATAACAGTCGTTGTTTTACTGATTATAGACAGCAAAATGTCCGATCCTTGCGCGGCATCCCCATTTGTCAACACGATGGAAAATGAGGAGGCTGACATTGCGGTCGGAAGACTAAAATTGCTATCTCCGCTTGCATTGCTGGTCAAAACAACTTCACCACCTTGGACGCAGTATCCACCCAACCATGATGGGAACTTAATATACCAACCGGATGAACCAGAGCCATAGGAAAATCCGAAAATACCGGCGGAAAATACCGCAGCATTTCCAGTGAACGTAGGGGATGCTTTGGGAGCTTTCTCTGTATCGACCTCTGCAATCGCCGCTTGCACATCGGACGCAGCAATCCCACCTGTCGGGGTGAAACTGGTCCCTGTAGCAGTTCCGGCACTGGTCGGCGCTTTGCCGGACAACGCAGTTTGCGTTTCACTGTCCAGTTCTGCAATCGCAAACTGTACATCTGTTGACGAGATAGTCCCAGTTGGGTTGAACGATGTGCCGACTGCAGTTCCAGCACTGGTCGGCGCTTTCCCCGACAAAGCCGTTTGAGTCTCACTGTCCAGTTCCTCGATTGCCGCTTGGGCGTTGGTTGCAGCGATGGTGCCGTGCGGCACAAACGTGACGGCGGCGGCAGGCATCGACGCCACAGCAGAGGCCGCGTTGTACCACCAACCAGAAATCGTTTCGTCGTAGATGATCTGGTCGCCAGCTACCACAATGGTAGGGACAGGCCCGCCAGCCGACGTGCGAAGCGAGAGGGTGCCGCCGACAGCGATGTTGTAGAAGTCGCCCGTGACGAACGGACCTACCGGCAGGTTCCCGCTGGAAGCGTCAAACTGCCCCTGATACGTGACACCTGTGGTCGGCATCAGATTGACGGGAATCTGACCAGAACTGTCCAGTTTCACCACACCGAAGGCAACATTACTCTTGATGTCCAGCAACGGCACGACCGGGTTGGTGTTGTCGATCGCAATCATGTTGGTGTCGGACGTGTCGATGCCGGTGACGGGCGCAATACCTCCCGAGTCATGGACTGCCTTGATATAGTAGTCCAATGCCATGTTCTGTGGAACAGTTTCCGCGCCACCTGTCGCACCGATCGTTTCTCCGGTAACAGCCGAAGCGATTGCCGGCTGTTGGCTGTCTGCGCTGCCACCGAGATTTCCTGCGCCATTGATGCTGATTCCTGTACCGGAAGACCCGGTGTTCCCGTTTGCGAGATTACCGATCCCCCAGGCGAACCCCTCGCCGGTATTTCCGGATACGTTTTGAGAATGCGTGTGACCAGGGTCATTGACGGTGTGCCCGTGGCTTCCGGTGGTAATCGTGTGACTGTGGGCAGACTGGGTGTGCGTGTGACCCGGATCATTTACCGGATGGGTGTGGGTAGCAAACGAGCCTGCTTGCTTGCTACCGATCGCCCGAGAGTCGGCACGACCACGGATGAACTCGTCGCGGAGGTCAGGCACGTTGAAGGTCGTACTGCCGTCGCCGGAGCCGTAGGTCGTGCCGATCAGGGTGAAGAGATCGGGATAAAGCGCACGGCTGACTGCCTGCCCATCACACTTCAACCATCCCGCAGGAGCGACTGTTCCACCGAAGGCACTGACCGACCCGACAGGCATCCCCGACGAGTATGCCATGAACTTGTCCACGTAGGATTTATCGACAGCGTGGCGGGCGTTGGTCGGCGCAGCACCGTTCAGGGTCAGCGGGCCGGTCATGGGCGCGGAACCGTTGCGGGGGAGCGAGCCGGTCATCGCATCCGCAAGGTCGCTCATCGTGTCGTTCGCCCAGACCGATTCGATGATGGTGCCTGGGGTGACAGGGTTCCCTGCCGGAAGGGTGTAGAGTCCTTGTGCGTTACGTGGCATTGCTTACTCCGTTTTCTCAAGAATTCCGGTTGCCGGTGCGGTTATTCTGCCAGTAATTTCACCTGACTGTTGCCTCAATGCATTGATGAAAGCGTTCCGTTCCGTGGGCGGCAACTGGTCGAGCAGGTTCGCCATCGCCTGCGGGTCAGCCATCGCGCGGTCGATGACCTTCTGCACATCCTCATCGGTGCGCTTTCCGGCTGTCTTCGCAATGCTCTTGGCTGCCGTGGCCCAACGAACCATGAAGTTCGGCGTGTTCTGGGCGGCGAGGTCGAAGGCACTGAGATACTGGGGAATGACCCCTTTCTCCTTCGGCAATCCGGCGACACGGGACTCGCGCTGCAGCGACTGTTCCAGGTTGCGGATGCTCTGCAACTGTTGCGGTCCGACAGTCGGCTCCATCATGGTCGGTGCGAACACCTCCTCAATTTTCTGGAACGGCTGCGAGATGCCGGTCTTCTTGATGGTCGTCGGCGCGTTGCGCAATGCCGCGCTGAACAGACCGGCACGCTGGTTGAGTTCGTTGGACGGCGCGTTCATCGTGTTGCGCAGCACGGCGGCAACGTCAGCACGGTTCTGCGGCATCGACATTTCACGGAACAGGTCGGTGCCTGTGGCGTAGTCCGGCGACTCGCGCCGCATCAACTGTGAAATCTGACGACGGGCATTGGTCACGTTGTAGTCCCGCTGCGCGAACGGAATCGAGTCCAACTCGCGCAACACCCGCTGAAGCTGATCGACAGACATCTGATGGTAAGGCGCACCAGGCATTGCCCGGCCACCCGGAGGGGGCGGACGACCTTCGGCGCGCGCCAGCCGGACAGCTTCGATGAAATCGCGGTTCGCGTTATTGACGACTGTTCCGACTGTTCCCGACCCCTGGAAGGCGTTCTGCAAGTCGCGCGGAATCGTCACCAGGTCCGGCATTGCACTGTCGTAGTAGGGACCAGTCGTCTGGGCGCGGGCATTCTCGAAGCCGGAGGGCAAGGCGCGTCCGGTGTTCGGGTCGGTGCCACGGACACCAGCAGGCGTTTCGATGGCGTCGAGGACAGCGGTCCGTGCTCTGGCTGTTGCCTCGTCGGCGTTGGTGAAGAGGTGAGCGTCGGGACGGCTGCGCGCACCGGCTTCCAGTACCGACAGTTCAGGCAGGGCCGACGACGCTGCCTGTCCGGCAGTGACCTGCTCACCAGGAACAATCGGGCGCGTATTGCGAAGCGCGTCGATGGCGGCCTGCGTGCGGTTGCCGAACACCTTCTGCATGTCTTCGGCGGCACGACCTGTTGCGCCGCCCCTGATGCGCTGGACTTCCTTTACCAGTTCGTTGCCCGCCTTGCCCGCTGCCATGAACACGGGACCGAGGGCTGCCCCGTAGGTCGCGCCGGTCACAGGGTCGCGGTTCATCATCGCTTCGGACGTGGCACCGGCAGCCGCGCCGCCGACCACGTTCTTGGTGATGCGGGGTGCCAGCTTCACGGCTTTGTTCAGACGCGCAGCGGTGGTGGCAGCCTTGAACGCGGCTGTTCCGGGGACGGCTGTTATCCCGATTTCACCAAGGATGTTGCCGGTCATACCCGCGCCTGTGTCGAGCAGGGCGGCATCGGCATCCTTGTCACCTTCCGGCAACACACCGAAGGTGCGACCAAGGTCGGCGATTGCCTTGCCGAAGCCGACAACACCCGTTTCAAACAGCCCCATGTCTTTCAACGTGGCTTCCGCTGCCTGACGGGAAAGCGACTTGCCGGTGGCTGCCGCCTTCGCTTGCGGGAGCGACTGTTTCGGCTGTTCCTTCGGCTTTGGTGCGCCCATCGCTTCCAGGCGGGCAATCACTTCAGGGTCGGTGACTTCCGTCCGGTTCGACTGTTGTCCCATTGCCGCCATCACTTTCGGCACATAGTCCTGTGTTTCCTTCGGCAACGGGCGACCACTGGAGACAGCACCCGGACCGGCGTTGTATGCCTGTAGTGCCTTGGTGGGGTCTTTGAACCGACCATAGTTCTCGGCGAGCAGCAGGTCACGGGCGACAGCCGACATTACGGGGTCGCGCGGGTCGGCCAGCCCCATCGCAGCGGCTGTTGCAGGCATGAACTGGTCCGCGCCGATAGCACCGGCAGGGGAGACAGCATTCGGGTTGCCACGGCTCTCGACGTGACGGACAGCGGGACCGTATGCCGCCATCGGATGTTGCGGCAGTTCGCCCGATTCAAGACGGGCAATCAGTCCAGGATCGGTGACTTCTCTCATTGCATCCACCACCTTCCGTTGGCGTCCTTGACATAGGTCTTGTTGCTCACGGGGTCATGCACCATGTTCCCTTGCCCGCCAGCCGGTGCGCCGGTCGGTGCCACGCCGCCCGATTGTCCCCTGACACCGGGTTTCGGCAGGGCTTCCAAACGTGATTGTGCGTCGGTCATCGACTGTTTCACATCAACGAGCAACTTGGCGACTTCCTTGTTGAATGAAGCGTCATCCAGGTTCGGGTCGATGTTGCCTGCACGGGCAGCGAACTTCGCCCATTCCCGTTCGGTCACGGAGCCAGGCGCGACACCCGCGCGACGAAGGTCTTCAAGACCCTTGGTTTGCAGGAATTCCTGAAGGTTTTTGATGCGCGACTGTGCCGTGGACTTGTCGTTCGGGGTCAGGCTAAAGAAGAACGGCGACCGTCCGCCGATTGCGCCAGTAGCCGCATTCAGGTTCGGCGTCCCCTGCAACTCGTTGATGATGCCTTCCAGATGACCGGCTGCCTTGAGATAGCCGCTTTCGGCATCGATTGCCTTCTGGCGCGTGGCATCCTGCTTCTCTTCCACACCCTCGCGCTTCATATCGAGTCCGGCCTGCGCAATGTCCTGCTTGCCACCGGCAATCGCCATAAGCAGCAGGTTACGGTCAGCATCGGAACGCGCCTTGTCCTGTGCGCGCTGCGCTGCCAGGTTGCCCGCCTCGATTTGCTTCATCTTCAACTGTTGCATCTGCTCGGGGAAGTCGACGCCCTTGGCAATCAGCTTCTCGCCCATGCCGCGCGCCATCGGCAGACCCAACATCTTCGAGCCGACCGACATGCGCTGCGCGTGCTGTGCCATCGCCCGTTCTTCCTCGGTCAGCGGCACCTGAGTCTCGACCTGGTCGACGTTCGGCTGGAGCAGCGGCCCCTCGCCCTGACGCAGTGCCTGCTTGAGCACCGTGCGGGTTTCGGGGACCGGCGCAACCAAATGTTGCTGCAGGTCGGCAAAGCGGCGTTGCTGTTCCGCCGACAGGTCGCGCTGCTGCTGTTCGATCTGCGGCGCACGGATCATGCCGGAAATGTTATCCACACCCGACGCAAGAGTTTGTCCCGGTCCACCACCGAACATTGCACGACCACCCACAATAGTCGCTTGCGGTGTCATACGAGCGTCACGCATACCTTCAGCCTGCTTCAACGCCTTGATGAGCGTGGCTGTTTCGAGGTCGAAGTCGAGAGTAGGGTTGGAGTAGTCCATTACCAGCCTCCGTAGCCGTAGTCTTTGCTGAACGCCGAACTGTCGATGGTGGCGTTGCTGCCGGTGCTTCCGCTGTCACCACCCCACCAACCATTCTGCTGACCAGCCTTAACTACGCCTGGAAGTGCTTGTCCAAGGCTTGCTCCCAGATTGCCCCATCCACTTGCGGCATTCGCCTGATTCACAGAGTTGGCTTGATTGCGCAAGTAGTCCTCATGCGCGGCTTCGTAGGTACGGTTCTCGGGTTGTGCAACAGTCGATGCGGACACCTGCGGCGCAGCGATCTGCGCATAGCTCGGCATCCCCATGTTGTTCTTCCATGCGCTCTCGGTCGTGGTAAGTTGCCCGAGGTTGGAACGGTTGTTCGACTGGACATCCTTCCATGCGTTGAACCCCTGCAGGATCGCGTTTTGGTCGTTACGGGTCTGGGCGTCGTTGATGCCCTGCTGCGAGTTCAGCCATGCCTGCCCGCTACCGGCGTTCAGCCCCATAGCGGCAAGGCGCGCGTTTTCCCGATCCCGCGACTGTTGCATCATGGGATCGTTGAGTGCCTTGTAAGCATTCATCACGTCGTTATTGACGTTGAATCCGGACTCCAGACCACCGATTGCGCTACCCTGTTGCTGACGCAGCGCGTCGAGGTTCGCCTGCATGTCGGGAGCCAGCGTGCTGCTCTGGCTCCACGCGCCGGTCGTTGGGTCTTGGCTCCACGTCAGGTTGCCGAAGTCGGAGGACTGATTGACACGGTTCTGCGCCAGTGCGTCCTGATTGGCCTGAACATTCTGCTGCTGCGCCCACAGTTGGTTCTCGCGGTTTAGCTGATTGACCCGATCAATATCCGACCACGACTGTTGATTGGCTGCTTCTGCACCAGACCCTGCAGACGGCTGGTTAGCGGCATCTTTTGCCGCCTTCCTCTGCTGACTGGCATCATAAATCTTCGATCCAGCAGTAATTACCAATCCTGCGATTGCTGCGCTCATTTGTTCTCTCCTTCGATCAATACTTCAGTTCCGAGGTCGCCGCCAACGCAGCCAGCCAGCGGTTGAATGGCTACAAGATACGTCACCCCGTCATCGGCAACAAGTGCCTTGGCGTTCGGGGTTTCAGAGCAGCGGGCGTGACGGGCGGGGGTGTGCTTCCCGTCGATCAGCAGCGGGGCAATCGGCTTTCCGGCAGCGACCGGCATGGTGGCGAAGAACCCCCGCGAACCATCAGGCGTCTTGCGGTCAATCGCGCTATTCCACATGGCTGGCATGGGAATCGTCACCACGTCCGGAACAATGGGTTGCGGAGAGGGAAGTGCCTTGGGCATGTCGGCAACCAGCCGGTCGAACCAGAACTGTGGAATATCGTAACAGTCGGCCTCCACCTCATCGATGTCGGTCTTGTCGGTCGCCCACACGTTCTGCCAGATCACGTCCTCGACCATGTAGGCAATCTTGCGACCAGGGCTGCCCATGAACGACACGGGGGCAACCATCTCGGTAACTGTGCCGTCAGGGTTCAGCATCTTCAGCCGACCCTTAATGAAGTTGTTCAAATGTGGGAGCTTGTGCAGATGTCCGACGATGAGCGAGCCAGCCGCGTAGTGCGCTTCACGGATGTACATGCCCGGACCGAACCTGTGGATAAGTGGACAAGGCACCTGCTCTTCGTGAAGCATGGTCTGGATGACCACCTCTGACTGTTCGTAAAACTGTTTGCCGATGGTCTGGAGCGCGAGGTCGTTCATACGATGCCCCCGTTCTCCATTGCCCAGTCAGTGCTGACCCACGTCACCTCGGCAGCAGTCTCGACCTGCATCCGGATGGACGCCGCGTAGCCGATGCCGCTGACGAACACCCACTGTTTCGCCGACAACAGTCCGCCCGACCAGACCGCGCCGCCGTCCCAGACATCCTCGTCCCAGATGCCGTACTTATAGTACGGGGGAGAGGCAGCAGGCGGGGTGCCGCCGAAGTCGAAGTCCATGTTCGCCTGCGCGCGGATGTTGAAGTCGCCACCATAGACGAACGTGGGGCGGAACATCTTGAAGTGCTTGTTCTGACCCTGTGTGCCGAAGTAGCTGAACGCCTGTTGCACCTCGGCGCGGATGGCGACACCGTTCTCGCCGTTCATGTCGGCATTGTCGGTGCGTCCGGTCAGCCCGATGTAGAGTGCCTGAAATCCGCCATAGACGAGGTTCGACCCGTAGCGCGTCCAGCACTGCGCGTTGAACCCGACGAACTCCGTCCAGCCCTTCGTGATGGTGTTCATCGCTAACTGGAAGTTGGACGAGATGGACAGACCAGGAATATTGACCAGCAACAAGTCGTCGTTCGGGTAGTTGATGATTTGCCAGCCTGCGCGATATTCGCCCTCAGCAGCAAGGTCGCTGAAAATCTTCTGCACCTTGAGCGACAGACTGTTGGACGACACCGACTCCTCTGCCGACAGCAGGGAGGACATGGTGATGACCCCGTACTGGGTCAGGATGGCACAGTCGCCGCCATACTTGGTCCAGCAGCGACGGCTGAAGGTTTCTCCGGCGTTGTAGACTCCTTCGAGCTTCCAGATGGTGGGGTCTTCAGGGTCGTAGCCGGTGTAGATGGCGACTTCTCCCTGACTGGAGATGGCGAGCAACTTGTCATCGATGCCTGTTCCCGAGTCAGTTGTCCAAGTCGCCAGAGCCTGGAGGAACCCGCCCTTGCTAAAGCACCCACCAAAATCGAACGACTTTGCCACGCCATAGACCTGCTCCGGTGGGAGATACCATGCAAGGTTGCTATCCTTCTCGACAGCCCAGATACGCTTCTGGTGGACGACCACATTCACCAGTTTCTTCGGGTCGATGCCCGACCATGTACCGCTGGCTGTTCCGTCACCGGCAATCAGCGGCGCGTAACCGGCAGGGCCGTACCAGAAGCCGTCGTCAATACCGTTGAAGGCGATCAGATGGACACCGGCAGCATTGGCGAACGAAGTGGATTGCCACCACGGGTTCGTGGAGCCAACCACTGCTTCCGCGATGGTCATCGTGCCGCCATCGGTCGCGTCGTAGATGGTGTCAGCATCGACAGCGAACAGCTTGCTGCTGCCGTCGTCACTGCGCCATGCCATGACTGTGCCGACACCCTCGGAGAAGCCATCGGCGAACAGTTGGTAGCCCTTCCGCACCGGACAACCATAAGGCGCAGGCAGGAAGTTGCGCATGATAATCGCGTCCCCCTCCGGCATGGCGGGCAGACCGTTGTATGCGTTCAGGCCACCAACCGGCGCGGGGATAGACTTCCCTGCAGCGACGGACTGACGGGGCTTGTGCGTGACCGGCATCAGATGAACCCGAAGCCGGTTTCAGGTGCAACAGGCGTCGGCAGGGAGTCCCACCGTCTGACCAGCCCGAGCACGGGCGCGCCCTTGTCTTGACCCGTCACGTCGGAGAAGGTACGCATGAAGTCGTCGCGCAGCGCGGTCGTGTCCAGACCCTTGGCCTCCCACGTCTTCAGCTTGAGGAACTTGACGATCAGCCAGAAGTCGAACTGGAGGATGTCATTGTCAGCGAGGGTGAGGGCGCGATAGACATTCGGGTTGCTGCCGTCCTGTACCCACCCCTCGGCGAAGTAATCGAAGTTGATGTCGCCGGTTCCCTGCCCGTCTGTTCCGGGTGTGGGGGCGAACTGGAACTTGCGGTCCTTGATGATGAAGCAGTATTGCGGGGCCAGCGTGACGCTATTCTTCAGGTACGCCCACGCGCGGCCCGATACGGGGCCGATGACCGAGTAGATGTTACCCTCTTCCCAAAGCGTCTGATTCATCAGCTTGGAGAAGTCAGAGGGCAGCGCGTACTCCGACTGTCCAGCGATGAGTGAAATGGACGCCGTTTTGCGAAGGAACTGCCACTCGAACGAACGCACCAACTCGTTGCCGCAGGCGTTGAGCAGCGCGAGCATCTGCTGCGCCTGCGCGTTGTT